CCTTGTCGGTGACCAACCTCACCCAACTAACGGCGATCCTCAACCGGGTGGCGATCACCTCCACTGCTGCCGTAACCCAGGTGCAACGATGGATCGACGAGATCGAGAACCTGGAGGCGGACTACGCGGATCAGGTGGAGAGCGGCAAGGCGCACCTCAACAATGCGGCGAGCTACGAAGGCCCAACCCCTGGAAAGACCCTGAGCCGCAACGACCTGAAGAAGAAGGCCGACGTACTGGAATGGGACACCAGCCTGTTGCTCGTGAAGTACGAATCGGGCGGCGCTGGTGGGACGGCAGGCGCCGTGCTCGGCGGACGTATGGCCGACTTAAAAGGGCGGATCTTCCAGACGCTGGGGATCCAACCGGTCAGCGGCAGCGGCAGCGGAATGGCAACGCTGGTGCGTAGCTGATGGCTACCGACTTCGCCGAATACGCGAATCTGCGGATGCTGTGGCAACCGCCGGGGACGATCACGAACTTCCGTGCGGGGGTGCCCGCTGCTGGCCCTGCGGTAGTGGTCGAGGCGTTTGCCAAGCCGCAAGGCAGGAGCGAGCAGGATCTACCGGGGGTGAAGGCAGGCTCGCTGATGCTTGAAGGGTTTATCACTCGCTGGGCGCTGCTGGGCTCCGCAAGCTGGCTGGCGGCCGGTGCTTCCCTCACGTGGGATGAGACGGGCTACAGGCCTGCTGGGATGCTGCCAGGGGCCACAGGGCAGGCGGTGCTGAGCGACCTCACCGTGCTGCCCACACTGGCCGATGGTGCCGAACAGGGGCAGCTGCGCATCCTGGAGTTCCCTTTTGGTGTTGGCGGGATCGGCAGCGAGCTACGCGAGGCACTGGGGGACAAGTTCAAGGCTGCCCTGTTCACTGCGATCTGAACCATGAGCATTCGAGTAGAAACCACGGTCACCGGCCCCGGTCCTGGGGAGATGAATCAGATGCTGGCGGCAGTCGTTCAAAACACATTTGTTGAGCTGATCGGTCGCTATCAGGCATCGTTCAATCCACCGGCTTGGCAATGGCCACGGGAAACCAAGCGTTACAAGGGAAGGAAAGGCGGTAAATCAGGGAAGACAAAGCGCACCTTTGTAGTAGTCGGCAGCCCGCGTAACCTCAAAGATCGGGGCACGCTTAGCCAATCGTTCTCTTATTCCTCCCCCAATCCTTTTGTCCTAGAAGCCACCTGGAGCGCTGATTACGCCACCGCCAAGCATGAAGGCGCCCGCCTCCGCAATGGCACCATCCTCCCAGCCACGCCCTGGACTGATGCGGTCAGGGGCACGGTGGAGGTATCGGGGATCCCGGTGTTCCCGCTTGGCCGGAAGCTGCAGCAACGCATCCAAAGGGCGGTGGCGGGGTCTTAAGTCGGTTGGGCGGGATCTACCGCCGTCGGCAGGAATCGAGTAGACGCTGGCAGCCAGTAAGTGAAAGGCCAGTGCTTATCTGTCGTGTGCGGCACCAACTTCCAATCCCAGATCAATCGCGCTTGGCCGCAGTGAATGATCTCCCTGGCCTGCCAGCAGCAGCGGAGAGGGAAAGTGCTTGCCCCGAGTGGCGGAATAACCAGGCAATCGTCATCCTCCGGCAGCCGCTCGCTCACCGGGATGGGCTTCGGCGCGGGCGCGGGCGCGGCCTGTTGCTGGAGCAAGGTGGCGGCGCGGGTAAGAGCGTCACGCAAAACAGTGAATCGCCGCAATGAAATCGGCATACTCATCGATGGGGACGCCGTGCCGTCGTCATCATCGCCAATCAGCACCCACTCCTGCTGCATCTTATCAATCACCTTGAGAGCAGACACCAACTCCACCACTTCCCCCACCTCCACGGCTGACGCTGCAGGGCGGCCCCAGCGGGCGAAAGCACGCTGCAGGATTTCGCGGCCACGATCGACCGCTGCCAGGCTGTGGGTGCCCCATGGATTTGGGGATGGAATCAACGCCTGGATAGCAATCACCAAGACATCAAGTTGATCCTCTGTCAGCCCATGACCCTCCGGCTGGGCCAGAGCGGCGCGGGTGAACCCTAGGTGCTGCACGCATTCCGCGATTGCTACGGGGTCGCTATCGCCATCAGCAACGCAATCTAGTAGATAACGAACGTTTTCGGCTTGCTCAGCACACAAGGCGCGGAAGTCGGTCATGGTCGGTCGGTGGTGAATGGGTGCCGGGCGGGACGCCCCCTGTAGTGCAAGCCGCAAGGGCCACCCAGCCCCCACATCATAAGCCATTGCGCTTCCCTAAGCCACAACGGCAAGCTGAGAAAACACAACCACAGCACCGTGCCGCTTCCCTTTGTCACCGCGCCAGAGATCCGGGTTGAGCAGGTGGGGGATCAGGCCACCGGCATCCTGGAGTTCCCCGTGTTCAACAGCCTGCTGGCTGGGGAGCGGATGATGCTTGATGAGATCGACTACCAGAGCACGGTGAATGAGGAGACCCATCGGCTGGCCCGCATCATCCAAGAGATGGACGATCTACCTGAGGCCACCGCCAACCTGGTGGCCGCTCGCCTGATGGCCAAGCACATCGGGATCCCCGTGGTGCTGGAGCCCAAAGAAGACGCGATCCGCCAGCGCGAGCACCGCCTGATCCGCGAGATTGACAACCGCCTCTCGGCTCAGAACGAAGCCCAGGTCACCCGGCTGGTCACCGCCGCGATCGTCTACCGGCTGGGCAAGGTGGATCCCGACTGCGCGAAGTGGACCGACGACGAAACCCGCAACCTCAGCGAGGGGCTCCGTAATGCCATCTATGCCTTCATGTTGCGCGAGCAACGCGGGGGCGGCGCACCAGCTGATCCTGCGGCAACGTTGCAACTGATGGCCGACAGCCTGGGAAAGCCCAACCTGCTCCCACCGACTGGGGAGCCATCTTCTGGCAGCTCAACGACCTCTGGCCTGGTCATCACGCTTTTACGAGTGATTTGTTTGCTTGGTGCCCGGAAGCCACCATCTGGGAAGCGCTCGACCAAGGAACCCGCCTCCTGAGGGAGCGGCTGCACGCAGCAGAGCGGCCGATCGCCAATTTCCACGCCTGGTATGCCAGCGCTCACCGGGACACCGAGAAGCGCCGCGAGCCGTTCACGATGGAGGAGTTCTGCTGGTTCCTGCCGCCCAAGGATCAGGACGCAGCCGAGGAGCCCCCTGCTGCAGCCGGTGCGGCGATGCTGGCCCTCTGCGAGCAACGCCAGGTGCCAGGCTTCGCCATGGCCTTCTACGACGCTTTGGCCACCGCCGGGGAGGGGAAGCCACCGCCATCACTGCTGGCCCTGCTGGCAGACGATGCCCTGCTGCTCGCACCGGTGGAGCATCACGACGGCTGGCGGGGGCTCCTACTGGCGGAAGACACCGCAGCGGGGCAGGAGCGGGTCTTCAGGCAGGCGGATGATCCGCAGCGGGTGGTGACCCTGTTGCTGCCGATCGCTCCCGATGCTGCAGCGCCAGCATGGGCGGCGGCAGATTCATGGCTGCCCATCGTTCGATCTGGCGATAGCAATCCTCCACCGCCTGCGCTGCTGCCTGAATTGATGTGAAGTAGCCCAGCGACCACCGCCTTCCAGCCCACCACACGCGAGCCTGATACGGGCGCCGTGCGTTATGGGGACAGTGGGAAACGCCGCGAGGGTAGCTAGCCATGCCTCAGCTTTCCCGTTTAAGCCGCTGAGAAGGCTTAAGCCATAGCGGGAACCTGCGAGGTAACGCACCGGCAGCGCCGGCAGGATCATGTCCACAGATTGGTCTCAGGCATTCGGCTATCGGTTTTTCTTCACCCCACTCAAAACTTCAGCGGTTGACCTAACACGCGTGAACCTCGGCGGCCTTGGTGCCGGCAAGTTCATCGACAACACCACCCTTCAAAACGAGACCGCCAAAATCATCACGGCAGGAACGGGCGACACATTTGCCTTCGGGGTCGGCACTAAGGTCGTCACCAATGCGGTCACCACCACCACCACCGCAACCCTGACCTTTGCTGATGCCCATAGCATCACGGTGGGCAAGCGGATCGTGGTCAAAGATCTTCCTGCTCCTTTCACCACCCTCAACGGGTCGTTCGTGGTGACAGCGGTTACGACCACCTCGCCGCACACCCTGACCTATGCCCTGATCGGTTCGGCGATCACCACTGCCCCCGTATCTGCTGGTGTGGTAGCCCCCTCGCTGCTGCTCGACGGCACTGATCCCCCTTTCCGGTTGAAGGGGTTGACCAATGCCCAGCCCAGCAACAGCACCACCAAGGAAAACGTCACCACGTATGACGATGAAGCGGGCGGCTACAACACACCGATCGCAACTGCAAAGGACAAGACCTGGACCTTGAGTGGCGCAACCAGCTTCAACGCTTCCGCGTGGCGTGCCATGAGGCTGTGTGAAGAGTACAACGTCGGCGAGAAATTGGCGGTGGAGTATGCGCTAATCGGTCCATACAACGGGTATCAGGTGGAATACGGGTATGGCGTGTTCGAGAGCTACCAGCCCGAACAGGCAGCTGGCACAGTAATCAAGTATCAGGTGAGCCTGGCTGGCTACGGCAAGCCGGGACTTGATCTGCTCTGATCAAATCAGTTATCCGGGAATCCCGGACAACTCATTTGATAGGCCCCGGTTCCGCCGGGGCTTTTTCACGCCTGCCGTACTTGACGGGTACTTGACGGGTACTTGATGACCTTACGCCTCAGCACTAAACGGCTGGCTGACCCGCTCCATGCGCTTGGCCCAGGTGTCGCCACCTTCGCGGCCCCGGCACGGGTTGATGCAGGCGGGGTCGTTGACCATGTTGCAGACCAGGCCCGCCAGATCAAGCTCAGAGGCCTTCTTACCGGTTGCCCAGTAAAGCTGTTCGCCTAGCCAGAGGGCGCCGCAGCGTGGGCAGGAGCGGGCTTCCATGGCGGGCTGGCAGTGTTGCGGCAGGTTTCCGGGTGCGTCAGCCGCCCTGCTTGGATTTGGTCAGAACAAACGGCGTCAGCGATTCGACTACGCCTTCTTCGCAAAGGGCTTCAATGAACTTTGGGTTGTCTTGTATTAGTGCTGCAAGTTTGGGTGAGCAAAAAATTGCTACCGTATCGC